GGCCCGCACGGGATCACGCCCAACCAGTATTGGGTGATCCATCAAGGGGGTCGGGTGTGCATGGCCCACCTCGACCCCTGCCCGGTCGTGGCGGCGTGGAAGGCCGTCGCGTGGGCGAGGCAGCAGCAAAAGACCGTTACCCAATGACCATCCCCACTCCCCCGCGCCAACGCGCCGGCAGTGGATTCCCTCACGTCACGGACGACAAATGCACCAAGCCACCGAGCGGTTGATAGCGGGCAGCCTCATCGACATCGAGTTTGAGTTGGAGCGCAGCGCAGTCGAGGACGGCGTGAAGCGTTACCGCGAACTCGCCCAGAAGGAGACCGACAAGGGCAACGGCGCAAACCTCAAGCCGGGCGAGCGTCTGGTCGGGCACTGGTTCCGCGCCGTCTCCGCCGACATCAGCAAACTCAAACGCTCGATCGCGGCGGGCGCAAAGATTCACAACTCGACCGTCATCAGGCCGGTGCTCAACGAGATTCACCCCGACGTGCTGGCGGTGATCGCACTCAACCAGTCCCTCGGCATGTGCCTGACCGACACCGACGGGATCACCGTGGCTCGGCTCACCCACGCGATCGGCCGCGCGGTGCTGGCCGAGCTGCTGTTCGCCGAGATGAAGGACCACGACAAGTACGCCCGGCGCAGGTACCGCAACCGGATGAAGGAGGAGATCGCCAGCGGCAAGCGGCCAGACCCGAAGGTGCGCATGCCCGACGAGAACGAACTGTTGAACCTGATCGTCGAGCGGTTCCGCGCGAGCCAGCCCAAGAAGATCAACTGGTGGGCACGCCGCAACCTCTCGGACGCGAGCGACCACCGGCGCGCGTGCATCATGCTGGGCGAGCGGTTGCTCTGGTCGTGCATCGAGTGGTGTACGACCGACGGGTACGACAAGCCCTTCCAGCCCGCCTTCCGTCGCCAGAAGATCAAGGTGCCCGGCAAGAAGTACCGCGTCGGGATGGTTGAGTTGACCGACGAGGCGATCGAACTGGTCGCCGAGGGCCACGCGGCGCGGGAACTCATGCGCCCGCAGTACCAGCCGATGGTCGTTGAGCCGATGCCCGCGACACGGGACACGCCGGGGGGTTACATCCGCATCAGGACGCCGCTGGTCTCCAAGCCCAGCCCCGAACTCCGCCGGGAACTGGCGGCACGCACGCGCGATGGTCGCCTGGACGAACTGCACTTTGCCCACTGGTGCCTCCAATCGACACCGCTGGCGGTGAACACCAAGGCCCTCGACGACATGAAGGCGATCTACAAACAGGGCGGCAACCACGCGGGCGTCCCGCACGCCGACAACCTGCCCCCGGTGCCGAAGCCCAACGGCTACCGCAAGACGGCCCCGCGCGGGCAGCGGTGGAAGCGGGTGCTGCCCGATGACCTCAAAGACTGGAAGGCCAAGGTGCGGGTCAACGCCACCGAGAACCGGCGCCGCACAGCCGACCGCAGGTGCTACCTCGACAAGATCACGGTGGCCGAGCGGTTCGCCGCGCTGCCGATGTGGTTCCCCTGCCAGGGTGACTTCCGGTTCCGGCAGTACGCCATCCCCGCCCAACTGAACCACCAGGGCGACGATATCTCGCGCGGGCTGCTGCTGTTCAAGAACGGCATCAGGCCCGGGCCGGACGGCCTGCGGTACCTCAAGATTCACGCGGCCAATATGTTCGGCAAGCCCGTGGACAAGCAGTTGTACCACGAGCGCGTGGCCTGGGTGGACAGCAACCTGCCTGAGATCAAGCGAATCGCCAAGGCCGACGAGCCGTCCGGGCTGGCGCTGCAAGCGGAGAACCCCTGGCAGTTTGTCGCGGCGTGCCGTGGCGTGGCCGACCCCGACGGCATCGGGCGCTTTGTGCCATGCCAGTGGGATGGGGCGTGCAACGGACTCCAGCACTACGCCATGCTCGGGCGCGACCCCATCGGCGCTGCTGCGGTCAACCTGCTGCCGACCGGAGTAATCCACGACCCCTACACGATCATCTCCGAGATGGTCCTGCGGGAAGTCATGGCTGAGACCAACGAGGAGTTTGTCCCGATCGCGCGTGTCGTCGAGCGGTGCATCCAGCGCAAGACGCTCAAAACCACGGTTCTCGCTGATACCTACGGCGTAACCGAGTCAGGTGCCAGGCAGCAAATCCGCGACGAGATTGTCGAGCATGGCCTCACGCAAGACGAGGTAACACGCGGGTCTGCGTACCTCGCCAAGATCACGATGAAGTGCTTGGCCAAGGTCAGTTACGTGGCGGCGAAGATCATGGCCTGGCTGCGGGCGTGCGCCCTGCGGATCGCCACGGCTGGGCATCTGGTTCGCTGGACAACCCCGCTCGGGTTCCCGGTGATCCAGGGCTACCGCAAGAACACCTACAAGAAAATCAAGACCGTCCTCCAGGAGATCTCCTACATCGACTACGAGGACGAGAAGGCCCCGGTGCGCGTCAAGAAGCACGTCAACGGGATCGCGGCCAACTTCATCCACAGCCTCGACTCGACGCACGCGCACATGGTCGGGGTGGCGTGCCGTGCCGAGCACATCGAGATGATGCTGGTGCATGACAACTTCTGGTTCCACGCGGGCAACTCCAAGCGCGGCAGGCAGATCGTCCTAGAGCAACTTGTCATGCTCTACACGCGCGACATCCTTGCCGAACTGGCTGCGGAGTGGGCGGCGTTGTACCCCGAGGTCGTTCTTCCGCCGCCGCCAAAGCACGGGACGCTGGACATCACGCGCGTCCTCGGAATCGAGCAAGAGTCTTATGCCTTTCAGTAACCACACGATTACCCATTCAGTGCGTTAGCCATCGGCGAACAAATATGGCTGCACCCATCAGGGCACTTGTTTTGTTCTCTGATGGAAGCGGGGCGTTCAGATCGCACTGTCATCGGGCGATTGTGCTGGGCATCCAGATGCTCGACCGCCGCGTGCGGTTCACCCACGTTGCGCTCTCGGACGGGTCGATCGTGCTGGAAACTGGCCCGGCTGGCACCCGGCTGTGGCCCCTGTTGGACTATGCCCAGAACTTCCCCGGCCTCGGGCTGGCCATCGAGGTTCCCTGCCCACGCCCGCCCGACCTGGCCAGCCTGGCGGGTTGGCCACCGATCGGACTGTGGTCCGCTGGCTGGGGCGACTGTGTGGCCGCGACAAGGGCAGCCGCCCGCACGGGTGGGGTTGACCTGCCGTGGGCACTGACCCCCCACCGCCTAGCCCACCGCCTGCTGACAAGGAACTACCCCCATGCCTGGCTTCACTGAACTCCCGCTGGAGACGCTCGGGGCACTCCGCAAGGCGATGGACGGGATGTACCTCCCTGCGGTCGTGCAGCACCCCTCACAACTGGCACGCGAGGACGACAGGTACGCGCTGGTCTACGCCGCCGGGCAGCACTCGGTCTACGAGGCCGTCTGCCAAGCCCATGCCGCCGCGAAGGCCGCGCGCCGGGAGAGTCTTGGCCCAGACGAGGAGGACGACGATGAGTGACATTGGCACCCCGGACGCTCCGGCACCGGACCCCGGCCCGACCGAGCGCCCATCGGCACAGCCGAACATCGACGCCAAGTCCATCGCCGCCGCCCGCCGGGCCATGCAGCGCCAGCGCAAGGGGCGTGAGTCGGTCGTGATCGACCCCGCCATCAACACCACCACGCCAGTGGGCCAGGGGATACGCCTGCCATGAAGTCCAACATCGCCGCGCACTGGTCGGCCGCGCACAACTCGCGGACCACCAGCCTCAACGAAGCGCGCGAGAACGCCCGGCTGACGAAGCCCTGGGTTCTACCGGCGGAGGGCCACAACAAGGACTCCAAACTCCCCCAGAACTACCAGAGCGACGGGGCGATGGGCATGTCGAACATCGAGGGCCGCATCCTGGTGGCCATGTTCCCCCCCCAGCCGTGGTTCACAACCGCGCTTGCGCCTGAGATTCAGACCAATCCCGAAGTCGATCCGACGATGAAGCAGGACATGGCCGACCGCCTGTTCTGGCGGGACGTGCTGCTGCTGTCGCTGCTCCAGTCGGCCAACCTGAGCGACGAGAACAACCGCCGGGCCTACGGGTTCAACTCCCGCGTCCGCACGGCCATCAGCCACCTGCTCATCACCGGCGACACGCTGGTGCAGGTCGTTGATGACTTCCGCCTCAAGGTCCACCGCCGCGACCGCTACGTAACCGAGCGGGACGAGTCGTTCGATGTGATCTCCCACACGGTCAAAGAGTCCATCGACGCGATGACGCTAACCGAGAAGCAACTCAAGACGGCCAAACTCAAGCCCGAGGTTCTCAAGAAGAAGTCGGCCCGGGACCGGCGGATCGACCAGTTCACGCACATCGAGTGGCAGCCGTGGTCGAAGGTGTGGGTCCAGACCATCGAGGTCAACGGGTGGACCGTGGCCGAGAGCGACGAGCGCATCACGCCGATGGTCTCCGTCCCCTTCGAGGAAGTCACCGGCGAGCATTACGGACGGGCGTTTATCGACGCGCTGCGGGGCGACCTGCTCTCGCTGGACGTGCTGTCGATGAAGGTGCTGGACTTTGCCGACGCCGCGAGCAAGTTCCTGTGGGCCACAGACTACACCAGCGCAATCAAGGACACAGACCTTGCCAAACCATCCGGCTCACGAATCCGTGCCAAGGTCGTTGGTGGTCAGGTGCAAGACTTCGCCGCGGTGCAACTCAACCGCCTTGCCGACTTCTCGATCGTCGAGTCGGCCATCGCGCGGGTGAGTGATCGCCTCTCCAAGAACATGCTGACGACTGCCAACCTGAGCCAGTCCGGGGACGCCATGCGGTCGAGCGTCTCATGGCAGCAGGTCGCCGCCGAGGTCGAGGGCATCCTGGGCGGGTTCTACGGCCCCATCGCCGAGCGTTTGCAGGGCGGGATTATCGCCCGCGTGGCGTTCCTGGCCGAGAAGCAACGCCTGACCCCCCCGCTGACTCCCAAGGCCACCCGGCTCGAACTGCTCACGGGCGTGTCGTCGCTGTCGAAGATGTCCAAAGGCCGCGAGACGCTCAGTTTCGCAGCGGCTGTCGCCCAACTCGGCGAGACCGCGATGAGCAAGATTGACACTGGCGTGCTTGTGGACGTGCTGGCACGGTCCTCCAACATCGACGAGCCGGGCTTGGTCAAGAGCCGGGCGATGCTGGAGCAAGAGCGAGCCGAGTACGAGGCCCAAGCCGCACGCGGCGCCGCCGTCAACAAGGCCATCGACGTGGCCGGCAACGTGGCGCAGGCAGCCGCAACACAGAACAACTCCCTCGCCCAGTAAAGGCCCCCAATGCCCGAGACCAACAGCGCGACCGACGCCCCCCCAGCCAGCGGCACCACACCAGCGGACAAGACCCCCGCGGAGTCGCCGCCGCCCGACACCGGGGACGGCAAGGCCCCCGAAACGCCCCCGGCGTGGCACGCCGATGTGGACAAGAAGTTCATCCGAGCAACGCCCGAGGAATCTCTCAAAGCCCTCAGCCAGTCCTACAGGGAGGCACAGGCCAAGATCGGCGGTGGCAAGGCCGACAAGCCAGCGACGCCAGCGCCCGGTGCTGATGCACCCGAAGCCGACGCGACGCTCAAACTCGCCGCGCCCCCGCCGCCCGGTGCCGAACCCGAGGACTTCACGGGGATCATCACTGGCGCTGGCCTCAAGCAAGAGGAGATCAAGGCCCAACTGCTCAAAGACGGCAAACTTACCGACGAGCAGATCGACGCGATCCACAAGAAGTACGGCTTCCCCAAGAAACTCATCGCCCAGACGGCCCAGGCGGATTTGGTCGCCTACCGCGCCCGCGAGACGGAGATGAAGGCCCAGGCCGCACAGACCCGCGCCGAGGCCATCAAGATCGCTGGCGGCGAGCAGCAGCTCGGCACGCTCTTGACGTGGGCAACGTCCAAAATCCCGCCCGATCAGCACGCCGAGATCAACGCCGCGCTGGCCGACACAAAGAAGGCCCTGCCGACCATCAAGGCCCTGCTGTTCGATTACAACCAGGAGGTCAGCGGTGCTAAACCTCTGGTCCAGCAGTCCGTCGCCGCTGGTGGCGACAGTGCCACCCCGTTCGGCGACTCCACGCTGATGTGGGAGGCGATCTGGGAGGCCGACAAGGTCCACGGCAAAGGCAACTGGTACAAAGACGACGCCCTGCGCCAGCGCGTCGAGGCTTCCCCCCGTCAATGGCGAACGACTCCCCCACCACGAAAGAGGTAAACGACGATGCAGACGCACCTGAACAACGAGCAGATTCGAGAGTTGACTCGCACCTGGAAGGCCGACATCCGGTTCTTCCACACAGACAACGGCACGATGTGCCATATCACCGACGCCGCGGGCAACTTGCTCGGGGAAGCAAAGGGAGAATCACAGGAGATTGCCCTACAGGAAGCGATCGCGCTGATCCTGAGCAAGAAGGGCGAGTCTGCGCCGTCGAAGAACCCGAATGCGCCCGTAACTGCCAAGCAGTACGAAGACCTCAAGAAGTTCGCCGAGGACCTCCAGGACGAGGTGAAGAACCTCACCGCGCAGATTGCGATCATCCGCGCGGCTGTTACGGGTGATGGTGGCGATGATGAGGAGGACGCTACCGAGGACGCTCCTCAGTAAAAGAGCAGTGCCAAGAAGGCTGCCAAAAAGGCAAAGGCCAACGCAAACAAGTAAACACTCTGGCCCCCGCGCGACAGTGCGGTGGCCGGTTTCGGTAGTCTGAGCACGACCACCCCAGGGTGCATCCGTGCCCAGACCGCCAGTCCGTCAAGCCCAGGCACGAGCCTGCACGCTGAGCGACAACCCCGTCAGGGGCCGCGACGCTGTGGACAACTCCGCGACTGAGGCGACCGGCAAAGCAGCGTCTTTGTCATTCGCACCACACCGGGAGTTTTCCCATGGCCGATCCCATTGTCCTATCGCGCGCAGCGCTTGCCCGTGGCAACGAGCGCGCCCTGAGTTTTACCCAGCTCGAAACCTACATGGCCGAGCAGTACCGCGACGCGAACCTTCTGGTCGCCTCCGGCATCATCAACGAGATCAGCAACGAGAAGGGGCTGCTCAGTAAGCGCATGCCCTTCTTCGGCGGGGCCAGCCTCGCTTACAACGGCGTGCCCCCGCGCCGTGGCCCTGGCCAGTTGATCGAGGCCCAGGCCGACGTTCAGGACTACACGGACCTGACGATCGACGATCCGATCAACCTTGCCCGCCGCGTGGCGGTCGAGGACGAAGAGGATGTGCCGTGGGATGCGATCAAGCCCCGCGCCAAAGACCTCGCCCGGCAGCACGCCGAGTACGAGGACTACGTGGGGTTCAGGGTGCTGGTACTGGCGTCGCGTGCGCCTGCCATCGCTGGGGTCCACTCCGGCGGTATCCAGTTGACCCGCGACGTGGCTTCCGTTGACCTGACCGACACGGTCAACTGGCCGCGCAACAACACCTCGGCTGAGACGCTCATCGGCTACCTCTCTGATGCGTCTGAGCAGGCCGACCGAATGAACTGGCCGACCGACCCAAACTGTCGTTATATGTTCGCCGACCCGTCGGTCAAGACGATCTTGCTTGCCGGTACGCGGGTGACGAGCAAGGACTTCATCCCCGTCGGCGACAGCCCGATCGTCAACCGCAAGGTCGAGAACTTCATGGGCTGGAACATCGTCTTCACCAAGCACCTGCCCAACTCGAACGTAACGACCGACCTGACGAAGTACAACGGCGACTTCTCCGGCGGCTCGATCACGACCGGCAGGCCGATCATGGTCGGCGCGTGCAAGGACAGCGAGGACGAGGGTCCTGTCGCCATCATGCGCAAGGGCGAGTGGGCGAAGGCCGTGTTCAACGAGGACAACGAGACCACGCTGGTCAAGCACCGCAAGCGGTGGGGCATGGGCATCCATCAGCCTTGGAAGGCCCTGAGCGTCGCGCTCTATTGATCTCTGCTCCGGCAGATACAAGCACGTCCCATCCCTTCACCTGTTCATACCCCGCCCCGGGCCTCCCCGGGGTGGGCTTTGTTTGAGGAGTTTCTTATGCCCATTCTCCGTTTCTTGGATACGTCCGGCATCCTCCGCGCCAACGACGTGGAAGCGATCAAGCCGATCAATCCCACCACGGGTCGGTTCGACAATGACAAGAGTGACTACCTGCAAGTCAACGGCAACGGCGCGGCGCTGGTGGGCGCAAACCGTGCCGTTGACCTCCAGGCCGGCAACGACGACGCTGCTGTAACGAGCGTTCACCTTCGGCTTCTGGCCAAGGGTGGCGGCGTGATGTTGCCCAAACTGACCACGGCGGCTCGCCCTGCCTGGAACGCGGCACTCAAGGGTCTGTTGATCCACAACACCACCACAGACAAGATGAACTTCTACGGCGCATCGGCCATCGAAGTCGTCACCTCTGCCTGACATCTCCTTCCCTCCGTCGCTCCAGAAATGGGGCGATGGGGCTTTCCCTCTCAGGAGCATCCCATGAAGTCTTGGAAAACCACCGTTTCGGGCATTGTCGCGGGCCTTGCGATCATCTTCACCCAGGTCGGATACCTGCTGGACAATGACCCGGCGACGACCATCTCGATTGAGGCGATCGTCGCCGCCTGCGCCGTTATTGCCCTGGGCTGGAACTCGCGCGACAAGAGCGTGAGCACCGAGGAGCAGGTGTCCAAGTGATGCCCGCGTGGGTAGGTGCCGCACTGACTTCGATCCTGAAGGTCATCGTCGGCATCTTCAGCACCGACAAGCCCGCAAAAGAGACCTTCCATGAAACGAACAAGCCTCTGCCGGTTGACCGTCTTGGCCCTGAGCGTTGGGGCGGCATCCGTGATCGGTGGGTGCAACGGCGGTCTGACGCTGGGGCCGACGGTGGAGCGGTCGGTGGTGCTTCTCAAAGCGGGCCAGCCGGTGCAGGTGCTGGAGAACCGGACGGTCAATGCCCGGCCCCTGAGCGGACCCGAGCAGGTGGTCAGGGTTGACATCGGCGGGTGGGTCGCCATGCCACCGGAACACTTTGACGAACTCATGGCCCTGCTGCCGGGCAAGAAGCCCACCCTGCCACCGGGAGGAGCGCAATGACTGCCAACGGAACGGTGAACGACAAAACGAAGGTGTCGCTAGCGATCAAGGACTACCTCATCCAGATAGGCATCCTTGTTGCGATGGTCAGTGGCTTTGTGTTCTGGGTAAGCAGCCTTGTGGCCGACGAACGCAAGGCAGACGCTATCCAGGACACGCGACTATCCCTGATCGAGTCTGACGTAAGCCGAGCGCATGTGGATGTTGAGGCCGTAAACGCGACACTGAACAAACTCAACGAACGTCTAGAAGCACTGAGCCGCGAACTTTCATCCATCTCTGCGGGCGTTGCCCGCATCGACGAACGCACACGAAGGAACACACCATGAGTATCAAGACGGGTCTGATCGGTCGGCTTTTCACTGTCATCGGTGTTGCAGCGGTGGCTTTGCTCGGGCCTGCCCGTGCCGGGGCGCAGGTGGTGGTCAACGCCAACATCGTGCCGTCGGCTTGGGCTGGTGTTGCCGACGGGACAGCCGTGAGTTCTGGGAACACGGGGTTGTTCTCCATCGCGCCGCTGTACGTCTTTGGCAGCGACAGCACATCCAAGTACATCCAGTACAACAGCAACTCCGCGGCGACGTTCCAGTTCTTGAACCCGGCCGGTGCGACGCCTCCGTTCAATGGTGCCGACGCGAACCTGATCGCCACCGAGTCGATCAACGTGATGTTCACGGCTACCCAAGCCTCGCTTGTGGCGGGCACGCACAACAACCTCGAACTTCTCCGGCTGACCGTTGGCACGTCCCCTAGGGAGGGTGTGCTGGCGTTCACTGCCCGCAAAGACGCGGTTGGCAACGTCTCAGGCGTCGCCGTAACTCTGACGGTGGGCGGGTCTGTTACGGTCGTTCTCAACGGGACCCACCAGTACGTCGGCAGCGGCACCGGTACTGCGCAGTTGGAGTTCAACCGCATCTACCGCATCACCGTCTTTGTTCGCTACACCAGCGCAGGCTACATCGGTTTTGCGATTGACGGCAGGTTTGCCGGCGCGATCACGGCGGACATCCCTAACGCGACAACCGGCTTCGGTGTGCTCGGGAACACAACAGGCAGGCTGTGGGTATGGACCGCTAACAACGCGAACAGTGTAAACGTCGGTCCTGGAACACCCCTTGGCGTCCGCATCTACCCCGCCATCACCTCGACGGTCAATGCCGGGTGGTTTGCGCGCGACACGTTCAACGGCCCACCGAGCAACCTGACAAGTTACTCCTGGGAGCCGAGCGCGCTGGCCACGACCGCCGCCCTGCCCGACGCGAGCCGCATGGGCATCGAGAACCTGAGCGGGTCGCCGACGTGGACGTACACAAACTACACGGCCAGCGGTAACAACCCCTTCCGTGCGAGGTGGCTCGCCTCTGGTGCTGCCAACGGGAACATCACTCGGACCTATACCAGCAACGGGTCTGGCGTTGAGGGTGATATCGGACAGGTGCCGAGCCTCAACGGCTGGTCGTGGGTCTGGTGGCCGATGGAGTTTGTGCCCAATACGTGCAGCGCAACTTACTCGATCATGCGGCCCGGCTCTGGCAGGAATGGCACGGTCATGGCGTCGGTGAGCGTCGTTCCCACGGGCACGACGAACGTCAGCATCCTCCAGGAAGGCCCCGCGGCTAACGCACGCTACCTCTGCGACGTTGCGGGTCTGCGAGACGCTTCGGGGGCATACCCATCACATATCAGGTTCGGCATCTATCTCGGGTTCAACAAAACCACTGGCGAGATGCGGTACGCGCTGGTTGATCTGACAAGCCTGTTTGCGCAGAATGTTGGAGGCCGGGCCATCCTTGCTGCTGGTCGCTTGAACCAGACCTGGCCAATCGGCCTGGACCCCGGCGTTGCCACGGCAACGTACACATTTGGCAGCGCGATCGCAATGGATGCCGGGCTTGTTGCCGCAGGCGTCCCGGCGGCGTTCATTGGCGACAACTACACGGAAAGCGGCAGCATCGGCGGTGGACTTACGCCCGCCGCGTCGATCCCTGGCAACTGGGCACAAGATTTCTCTGTCGGTTGGTTCGCTAACAACTTCCCCAACGGGTTTCGCAGCAGCAAGCCGGCCAACACAAACACGCCGGACATTATCTGGTGGACGCTGCTCGGTAGGGGTTCTAGCACTACTACATCAGACTTCGCTGGCTCCCACGGTCGGGTGCTGACAGAGTTGCGCGGATGGGACATATTCATACCGTGCTACTTGCACACCAACATCAGTGTCATGGGTATAAGCAATACTACACGGCAAGCGTTCCTTGACAACTGGGTTGGGTCGATGGTGAGCATCATCGGCCCCCTGATCTCTACTGGAAATAGGGTGTTTTATGCCGAACCCGTGGCCGTTCAGGGTACAACAACTGACACCTTTGCACAAGGAGGTGCGATGTGGGCTGCACTCAACGCAGGGCAGGCACTGTTGAACCGGCTTGCACAGACCTACAACCAAAACACGCTGAACAACCTCTTCTTTGCGCCGATCACGCCGCTTTCGTCCGTCGCCTTCATCGGTGCGCCCGGCACGCCTGGGACGGGCGTTGGAATTACCCTGATCCCATCTGGCAGTTACGGATCTCTGACGCTCATGCAGTCGATCTTTCCGGGCGCGGCCCGGCCCGTGCCGAGCATCCTGTTCCAGCCCAGCGGGGCGGCAATCCTGGCTGGGCAGAGGCTTGATTCCGACGTTCGATAGCACATGACGCGGCGTAGAGAAGCGGTATCTCGCTGGGTTCATAACCCAGAGGTCGTGGGTTCGATTCCCACCGTCGCTATTTCACCCAGTTGCCGGAGGCACCATGACCACACTCGAAGGCATCAACCTCATGCTGACTGAGATGAGGCTTGCCCCGGTGCTTGCGCTCGACACCGGGCAGACCAGCGATGCCGGTGAGGCCGAGTCGATCCTTGACCGTGAGCGGATCAGGATTCTCGAGCGCGGGTGGGCGCAGAATACCGACCCAGCCGTTGAGGTCTACCCGCCCACCGACTCGATCGCGTTTACCGTCGGCACTGGTCCTGGCGCGGCGTACTCCTTCCTGGTCGGCGAGAGCGTGGGCGAGTCCGTCAGCGGTGCTAAGGGCATCGTCCAGGCCGTCGTGGGATCGACGATCTTCCTGGCCAACCGTGGCACGGTGGCCTTCACCGGGGGCCAGACGCTCACCGGCTCGGCCAGCGGTGCCACCCGTGCTGGGTCGGCTCGCACAGCCTTAACCGACGGCTTCCTGCGGGTGGGCACGGACTGGATCACGGTCAGGCAGTCGTCTGATGAGCCTCTCCGCATCACGCCGCGGGGTGGTCGCTTGTTCAACGACGCCGACCGGACCTTTGTGTTCACCGGGCTGGTCAAACTGACGCTGGCGCAGACCATTTCCTTCGATCAACTCAGCAACAAACTCGCCCGGTACATCGCTATCGAGGCTGCTATGGCCTTCCAGCGTTACAAGAAGGGTTCGATCTCCAACGAGGCGACGATCACCGACAACCGCGACAAGGCCCGGATGGAGGCCGAGGACGAGGACTCTGACCTGCGCAGGTTCAACAGCCACGAGACGGCTGAGGCTCGGGCGATGCGTGGTAACCGTTCTCGCCGGGCAGGCTACTCGAACCTGGAGGAAGAACGTGGCTACTGAACAAGCACGCTTCACCTTCGACGGGATCACCGGGGGGATCAGCCGTCAGCCTGCCCGCAACCGCTACCCCGGCCAGGCCCAGGACGCCAAGAACGTCATCTACGACCCGGCTAACGGCGTCGTCAGGCGTTGGGGTTCGCGGTTCCTCGCGGTGCTGGACGAGTTTGCGGGCCTTGCTGCGGACGCTGACGTTCGGATTCACCCCATCATGCGCGACTCGGTGGAGCAGTACGGGCTGCTGTACGGCGCCGGGGTAGTCTCTATCCGCACCAAAGATGGCGTCAAGGGTGTGGTTTACGCCGGTCGGGCATCCAGTTACCTTGGAAGCAGCCCCGCAGCGTCGATCCGGTGTGTGTCGATCGGGGACTACACGCTGCTGCTGAACACAACGGTCGTACCGGCATCCAAGAGCAGCGATTCCTACACGCTCGACCGCGAGTGCCGGACATACGAGATACTCACGTCCCGGACCCCGGCACCCAACGCCACACTGCGGGCGACAGACGACTCGCCTGCTGCGGCACCGGGGTATTGGCGGTACAAGCCGGGCCTGAGCACGTTCGCAACGATGCGGATGGATGAGATGGACTCCAACTGGTCCGGGGTGGCGATCTGGCTCAACCGGGACTACAACCCGATGGGCGCTCGGGTCTTCTTCTCGACGTTCCTGAGTTCGCAGACTAACTGCACATGGGTCCAGGCCACCAAGACCCTGACCAAAACCGGGGCGTTTACCAACTGGACGTTCGAGCCTAACAAGTTCATCAACATCACAGCGGGCACGGGCTTTACCCCGACGCACGCGCGGATCACCAGCCGGGTCAACAACGACTCGATCACGCTGGAGTACGCTGTTCCCCCGGCCAACACCGGCACCGTGGCGTTCATCGACATCGGCGACTCGGTGGACTTCCGGGTAGACATGAACCAAGCCGGTGTGGCGGACCTGCAAGACGTGGCGGCTGCGCTGCAACGGGCCATCCGCAACGCTGGCGCGGTCAACGCGCTGGTGTCGTTTACCTCGATGAACACCGCTGGCGGGGCTGGTGCGGATCGTGGGTACTTCACGATCACAAGCCCGTGGTCTGGCAAGTCAGCGTCGTTTCCATCCTCTGGCGCGGTGCTGGCCCCGTTGGACCCCGAGGTCTACGCCCTGGCCACGGCACCGGCAGGGCGTCCGTTCCGGCTGACTGGCATGACGATTGCGGCTGGCACTGGCTTGTCTGACTTGGCGACCTCAACGCCCGAGGACCGCTGGGTCAGGGTTCCCCCCCCTGGTCAGGCCACGGCCCAACTCAACCCTCAGACGATGCCCGTGGCTCTGATCCGCACTGCCCTCGGTGGCGTCTGGCCCGGTGGCTGGTCAGCCATGACGATATCCATGCGACCGCTCTGGTGGTGGAGACTGGGCGATACGTCCGGCACCGTCGCCGTCGAGCAGATGAAGGGAGCCAACGGCACCTACGTCGCCGCGCCAACGCTTGGTGTTGCGGGCACGATCGCCGGGGACACCAACACCGCTGTTACTTTCAACGGCACGACCCAGAGCGTAACCCTGCCTGCCCTGGATGGGTTCGAGGCTGCGGTCGCCAACGGGTTTACCTTCGAGTGCAAGGCCAAGGTGAACACCGGCGCAATCGGCACGATTCTGGGGCTGACGGCGGTGGTGAGCCGGGGCTTCGGCGGCGTCCTCACTTCAGTGGCGTTCGCCGTCTACGCCAACAAGGGACCCTCTGGCTTTGCCAACGGGTTTATGACCGTCAGCGTCAACGGGCGCGAGTTTGCCACGGCTATCGCAACCCCGATCACCGCCGCGGGGATGCACGAGGTTGTGGTTACCCACTCAGGCCAGGGCGGGACGCTGCAACTGTCCGTTGACGGCACCGATTACCCGCTCACGGAGACCGGCGTTGGCCCGTTCTCGGTCCTATCGACGCCTGGCCAGCCGTCGGCGGGGAACATCGGCAGCACCTTCTCGGGCACCATCGACGAGGTAATCATCTGGCAGGGCGTGCTGGACGCGACTGTCCGCAACAACCGCCGTCAGTTGTACCTCAACGCTTCGTACTCCCACCCGCCGACGTTTGTGCTGCGGGAGTTGGAATGGGGGTTCCGCCCTGACGGATCGCCCGAGAGCAACCCGCTACCTGAGCTGCTGGCCTCGGGTCGCCCGATCGCCGACATTGGCTTCTTTGACAACCGGCTGTTGCTGATCGGCGGCGAGCGCGTGCTTTGCTCTGCCAACAACGACTACTACCAGTTCTTCGTCGAGAACCCGGCCAACATCACCGATGACGATCCCATCCAGCGGTCGGTGGTCGGGGACAAGGAATCGGTCGTAGACCTGGACTTCGCCGTCCCCATCCGCAGCGTGCTGACGCTGTTCAGCAAGGCCGGGCAGCAGTTTGACTTCAGCGCGGTCGGAGACCTCACGCCGTCGTCCGCCTCGATCACGATGGGCACGCGGTACAAGAGCGCCCCGGGCGTCCGGCCCGTGGCGTCTGATGCTCGGGTCTTCTTCGCTGGGGCGATGGCCTCCAGCGGGACGCTCTACGAGTACGCCTACAGCGACACCGAGACGCTCCTGTTCGCCAACAACGTCGGCTCGCATGTGCCCGGACTTCTGCTGCCGACGATCAAGTCGATCGACGTAGCACCCGGCTCCAACATGGTCCTGGTGCTGCCGACAGACGGTTCGGTGATCTACACCTACTCGTACTTCTACAACGGCTCTGAGAAACTCCAGTCGGCGTGGTCGGTCTGGGAGTTCGGCGCCGGCAACACCGTTCGGTCGATGGCGGTGCTGGACCGCACGCTGATGATGATCGTCAAGAGGGGCAGTCAGTACACCCTGGAATCGCACAGCCTGAGCGTCCCTGTGGCCGAGAACGGCACGCCCTACGTGCCGTGCCTGGACCGGGTGATGGTCATTCGCGGCGTGTTTGCGGCGGGCACGACGACGTGGACGCTGCCCGGTGGCCTGACCGACACGAGCATCACCGCGATCGTCAAGCCCGACGGGACCGAGCTGGTAGCCACCACGTCCCCGGGCACGACGGTTACACGCACGGGTGACCACAGCGCGACAGACTGCGTGCTGGGCCGGCCGATGGTGTCGTTCCATGAGCCGACACCGCCCTTTGTGCGCGACGGCAACGGGCGCGTGGTCAGCGGTTCCTACGCCCAAATACTCTCGGTGATCGTCGGGCACAAGGACTCCGGCTCTTACCGCGTGCGGTGCGTGCAGCGCAACCGTGCAGACCGTGTGCGGACGATGGTCCCCGGGCCACCCTACTCGGCATCCGGGGCACAGATCGAAGAAGAGGGCGAGTTCGAGGCCAATGTCGGCGGGGACGCGCGGGACACCCGAATCATCATCGAGAGCATCACGGCCAAGCCCATGACGATCACGTCGCTGGGTTTCCTGATCGACCGCACCATCAACTAAGGGCACACACAATGGGACCAGAAGCATCCGCCGGGGTCGGTGCGCTTGTCGGCACCGGCCTTGGTGTCGTCGGTGCCAACTCGGGCAACAGCAAGATCAAGCGACAGCAGGACAACGTGGTTGAGGCAGGGGCTATTCAGGGGGATCAGGCCGCCGCTGCGCTGAGCCTTGAGGAACTCAAAGCCGCTAGGGAGAACCGCAGGACGATCGGCAGTCTGCGCGTGGCCGCGAGCCAGGCTGGATCGTCGGACGTTGGCAGTTACGCGGCCCTGGCAAATCAGGCGACGATCAACACGGTTGAGAACAACGCCGTCGGGGTGGGGAATACGGGCCGCGGGCTTGTAAATCTGAACTCCTCGGTGAAATCTCAGTTAGACACCTTGCAGAGCCAGAAGACGGACCCGCTGATGGCTGGTGTCATGGGTGCGTTCAGTGGTGCCCAGACGGGCCTGTCGCTGGACTCGGCCATGACCGGCCCGCCGGTGTCCGAGGAAGAACTCAACGCCAAGGACGCGGCCCGTCGCAAGGCACAGTCTGTCCCCAAGCGCCGCAAGTAACCAGAACCCGGGAACCAACACATGAGCCAAGTACCCAGCACCGTGCTTGAAGGTGGCGCGCCAGCAGCCTCCACCCGTCGGCGCGGCGGTATCAGGATGCCGGATGCCGGCCTTGCCGCATCCGCAAACGCGCCGGGCGTCGCCGTTTCTCCCGGTGCCGATGGGGTCTCTTTGGCCAACCAACTCGCCACGGTTTTGGGCGTGGTGCAGAAGGGCGCCAATCTTGCCGAGAGCGTGCAGCAGAAGAAGGCTTACGAAGACGCGCAGCGCCGCGACCTAATGGCACAGACCGAGACCTACAACGCGCAGTACGAGCGCGAGGTGCGGGCTGTCGAGACTGGCGACGGCGCTCTGACCGGGGCGACCGACCTGCCCCAGATTGAGCAGGACATCGCCGCTGGCAAGTTGGCCCGGCTCCCAGGCGTCAGCGCTGCGGATCAGGCCGACCAGATCGTGCAGCAGCGGGTTTCCGCACTCCGGGCCGAGAAGGGGATGACAGAGGCCCAGGCGGAGGGGTACCGCAATCGCATCCTCGATAACGTCTCTCGCGCGTTGACCGATCGGGACGGCGTGGTCATCACCCAGGCCCGGCAGGACACCGCCGTCCGCGCCGCTACCGCCGCGACGATGGCCAAGACCCCCGAGGAACTCAACTCGGCTTACATGGCCGTCAAGGCCACGGGCGTCAGCGACGCCGTTGCTGGCAGCACGACCTACCTGGCCGCGCTGAAGGCAGCGGCGGACGCCGGCGACGGCGCACGGTTCGAGATGGTCTCCGCCGCCGTGCCCAGCGGCATGTTCGCCCCAGAGATCGCCGCCGCAAGGCTCGACCTGCTCAAGTCTCAGGACCAGCAGCAGGGCAAACGCTACGAATCAGCCCGCGACACCATCGGCTCGATCCTCTACAACGCCGAGCGGGGCGTCCCCGGGCATTCTTTCGCGTCGGCACGGTCCACGCTCGAAGAGATGCGGCCGGGATTGCGCGGCGACCAAGCCGATTCGATGCTCCAGACGATCAACAGCCGCGAGGAAGAGGCCGCACGCGCGACGATGAAGGCGACCAAAGACCTCGAAGAAAACCAGATCGTCGGCTCGGCGGTCGGGCAGGTCTTCGCCGCCGGCAACAGCGGGACGCTTGCGTTCAACATGCTGGCGGTTCGCGGCCTGGATGTGCAGACTCCCAGCGGGGCCACGGTCAAGCGCACCGGGGAGCAGTTGGTTCGCCTGGCCACGGATCAGGCGTTCGAGACCATCGCCACCGAGGAGATCGCCGCGGGCCAGAAGGGTGGTCTGGGCAACCGCCAGATCGCCCAGAACATCATCGGTCGGCAGGCTCTTTGGGCGGGCAAGAACGGCGTCCAGCCGGACACCTGGCAGTCGGTGCTCTCCGCCGGGTACGCTGGTGCCAGCGACGCCAACGTCCTCCAGCAGGGCAAGGACGGCACGTTGAACATCCCGCCGGCGGTGATCGCGGGGGTGGAACTCTACCGCAACCTGGAGGCTGCCAGCCCGCAGAACCTGCACAGCATGATCCGCGACCCGCGCCAGCGGGACTTCTACGACGCCGTGAGCGTGGCGATGAGCCTGCCGGAGATCGGCTCGCCGGAGACGGCACCTACCCCAGAGGCCCAGCAGCAGCGTCTCGCCCAGGCTGTGATCACCGCCCGCCGTGTGGTCTTCGATCAGGCCGGGCGTGCCCCGAGCAGCACGGCGATCGACGAGCAGGTCCGCACCCTGGCCAGCCGGGGCTGGTTCAGGGATGACGCCGCCAACACGGGCGACCTGTACCAGCGCGTGCAATCCGCCGCGAGGGTCTATGCCGCGATGGGGGTGAGTCCGACCGTGGCCGTCGAGCGTGCAGCCAAGAACGTGCAGAACGACAACGTCTTCATCAACGGGTACTACGTCGGCCTGCGCGGTGTGCCGATCAGCGACACGGCCAAGAGCCAACTGCCCGCGATTGCAGACCGTCTGATCGGGCGGTACGTCGCCGCCGAGCCGAACAGCGGGTTGACGGCCAGCGACCTGACGCTGGCGCACGACACCCGCACAGGGCTGTGGCGTGTAACTATCAAAGGTGCGGGGATATCCGCGCCGTCGTCAGGTGCAACCGAGGGGGCCGTCTACTTCACCCCCGCGGGCTTGGAGGCCGAGGCCCGGGCCATCGGCAAAGAAGCCGACGCGGCGATCATCGCCAGGCAGAACGCCCGCAACGCGCCCAGGCCCATCAAACTTCCGTCTGGCCGCAAACGTCCGGGGGAGATGTAACCCATGTCTGAGACCATCCTGACGGCACCGCCGACCTTCGAGGCCAACGCGGATGCCATCGCCCGCCAGCGTCAACTCGACGCCGAGGCCGAGGCCAGGAACGCCAAGATGGACCTCGGGGACAAACTCTCGGCGGCGTACTACAACGGCTTCACCGGCTCACTGGGGGCCACCCTGTTCGAGCAGACGTTTGACCGCGACCCGACGTACCAACTCACTCAGCCGGAGTTTGACCGCCTCAGCGACGGCATCCCCCCCCACTTCCGCACGGGGTTTGCCAGTGCCGTGAGTCAGAAGCACGCCGAGTACCTGCGCGTGCGTTACCTAGACCTGGCCAAGCAGGAGCAGGTTCTCAGCGACGCGGGCACGCTGGGCAAGGCCATCACGATCGGAGAGACCCTGACCAACCCGTTCATGCTGGCGGCGGGTATGCTTACTGGTGGCGCGGGCATGGCCGCGAACGTGGGCCGGGCTGGGCTTGCTGTGCGGTCTGGGCTGGTCGCCGGGGGCACCTTTGCCACTCTGGAGGGTGTTCGATCGGTCTCAGACCCCCGCGTAACCAACCGCCAGATCGCCACGGCTGGGCTGACGGGCTTCGGCTTCGGCCTCGGTGGGCACCTTGCGGGCCAGACGTTCGTCAAGCAGGCCGTCGGCATGGGCGGTGGCGGCGCTGCAGGGTCGATCGCCGCTGACTTGGGCGCTCGGGTCGCTGGTGAGGACGTTTCCAACAGCGAGCTGCTGGTCAACGCCGGCACGCAACTAGCCTTTGGCGGGCTTACGGCGGGGCTGGGGTCGATCACCCGCTACGCCCAGGCCCGCGACGCCGTGGGGCGTCGGATGGTCAAGGACGCCCAGTGGGAGGCCATCAAGAAGCAGGCCAAGGACGACGGATTCGACCCCGTTGCAATCGCCACGAAGGAAGAGCAACTCTACTTCAAGGACCAGATCGACCAGACGGCCCGCACGGCGGAGATCGAGGCGGTCAACAAGCCGGTCATCGACGAGGTTCTTGCCGACATGGCCGACGGGCCAGCCCCGGCACCCGACAAGGCCCCGGTTTCGTTTGCCGAAAGGCGGTTTACCGAGGTTCCACCCGGTGAGGACGCGCCTGCGGTGCCAGAAATCGAACTTCCGCCCAAGCAGATCGGCGACTTTGACGTCAGCAGCGTGCGGGACATGCCCAAGAGCACGCTCGGCGCTCAGCTCATGGTCCCCGGGACCGACACGGTGATGCTGACAGGACGTTTCAGCATGGGTTCTCACGTCGGCCAGTCCCCTGTCGGGGCCGTGCGCGACGTTGGGGCGATGGTTTTGACCGACCTGATCCCCCGCAAGGGCCGCGCGGTGGTTCTGGACGCCCCGCAGTGGGCTGAGGGCCGCACGCAAGGCATCGTCAGCAGGTTCTTTAGCGAGAACGACGCGACTTACGCCCGGCACATCGCCAAGGCGCGAGAGTCCGGCGTCGAACCCGTCCCGCGCGACCAGTTCATGGAGGAGGTTGGCCGCGCCGTCCGCCGCCCGCGCGGTGAATACACCGACAACGCCGAGGTCAACAACGCCGCCGACCGGCTCCGGGCACTGTTTGCCGAAAACCACAGCCTTGCGGCCCGGCACGGGGTCAAGGGGTTTGACCGCTTCGACCAGAGCGACACCTACTTCACCCGGATGGGCAGCCGCAACAAGATCGACGACGCCTACGCCCGCTTTGACGAGGACACGGTGCTGGATGTCGTGCGGAACGCCGTCATCAAGGGATACAACAAGATCGGCGGATTCCGGCTGGGCAAGAGCGACGGCATCACCGCCGACGAACTGGCCACGATCATTGCCAAGAACTGGCTCAAGAAGGTCGGCACCAAGAACACCGGCGACGCCGTGGCCGCGATTGAACTCTCTGACCCGGTGGAGATCGCCGCGATGCTCCGTGAGCAGGTCGGCGGTCAGGTCAGCGAGCGTCAAATCCTGGCGATCTCCGAGAAACTCGGGCGCGACCCCGAGAAGCGTGGGGTCATGTCGCAGGCACGGCGCCGCACGGCCCTGGACGAGACGCACAGCCAGGACGTTGTGGACCTCGCCGGGAACGAGACGACGCTGGGCATCGAGGACTTGCTGGAGAACAACGCCGAGGCGATCGCCAGCGTCTACACCCGCCGGGTGCTGGGCCAGGCTGCGGTCTCGGAGGTCTACCGCAACGCCTCGCAGATCACCGGCAAGAAGATTGAGACGACTGGCGACCTGCTCAAGGCTCTGCGCAATGAGGCCGAGGCGACGCCCGGGTACTCCGAGCGAGCAATCAACCGCGACTTGTCGAAGATCGAGATTGGCCTGAAACTCGCCCAGGGCGTGCCGCTGACAGAGAACACGGCGACTGTCCGCACGATGCGGGCGATCAGGAACCTCAACTACATCCGGCTGATGAGCAACGCGACGACAGGCATCCGCAACTCCTTCGAGATCGTCGGGGCAATGGCCGAGGTTGGCCCCGCGCTGGTCACCAAGTACATGCCCGACGTGGCGAGCATGTTCAAGCGGCTTGAGAACGGCCAACTCAAGGACCAGAGCCTTCGGGAGATGGCCTACTTCACTGGTCTGGGCGAGTCCTACTCGGCCAAGCGCGTGCTGCCGGGCTTTGCAGACGAGATGGCCCGCACCAACAAGGTCGAGGAACTCATCTCCAAGGGCACGCGGCTGGCGTCCAATGTCTCGCTGACGGCTCCAGGGCAGACGGCGATCGAGCGTGTGGCGGGCCTGTCGGTCTTGAACCGCTGGGCGGACATCGCCAGCAGCGGCAAGTACATCGAGGTTGATATAGATGGGGTGGCCACGAAGGTGTGGTCGGGCAAGAAACTCAGCACCCAGCGTCGGCTCGGGCTGGGCATCCAGGACGAGGCCATGCTCGAGCGCATCGCCGTCCAACTCCGCAAGGCCCCCCGCGACGAACTGGGCAACGTGCAGCTCGACTTCTCGACGTGGGACGACGTGGGTGCAGGGTCGGCCTTCCGCAACGCGCTACAGCTCCAAACCAGCCGGCTGGTGCAGCAGAACAACCCCGCGGCATACGCCCGCTGGATGACCACCGAGATGGGCAAGGTGATCGCCCAGTTGCGGACGTTCATCTTCGGCGCGTGGGAGGGCAAACTGCTCTACAACGTCGCCATGGCCGACAAGGCGGCGTTCATGCAGTGGGGGATCAGTTCGATCGGTGCTGCTGCTGGGTTTGCAGTGGTCGGCTACCTTCGATCGCTGGAACTCCCACCCGACAAGCGGCTGGAGTGGCAGAAGAAGTACCTCTCGGCTGAGGGCCTCATCAAAGCCGGGTTCTCGCAGGCGGCGTACTCGTCGCTGCTTCCATCGGCGGTCGATACCGTGGCCCCGATGTTCGGGTTTGACGAGGTGTTCAGTTTCGCCCGCACGACCGGGCAGCGCGGCACGCTGCTGGACAACCCGACGTTCGACTGGGCAAGGTCTGCGTGGCGTTCTAAAGACGCAATCTTTGGGCCGATCAACCCGAACTACGACTTCAGCCAGCAGAACGTCCGCGACCTCAAGGGTGCGCTGTGGGTGCCCCGCGTGATGGGTGTCGATGGAATCATCAACTACCTCACCCGAGACTTGCCCAAGCAGTCCAAGAGGGAGGAGCGGCCATGAGTTACTTCCGCCTTTCCGGGGACACTAGCCCAGGGGGGGTACAACGGCAGTTCATCTCGATCCAAGACGAGATCAACGCCAAGGAAAGGCGTCTCGCGGTGCTTGAAGGTGCGGTTCCCGCTGCTGGCGTCCTGCCCGACAACGTGGAACGGTGGGTGAAATACACGACCGCGTTCGACACGCCCAGTCTTGTTTCGCACGTCAGTGGGGTAGCGATGGTCGAGGTCGCTTCGATACCGGCGGACAGCGTCGCAACCGGGCTGCGCTTTGTTGTGCCGACGTTCTTTACTGGTGGGCCAATAACAAATGTCGAGGTCAATCTTTCAACACTGATTGTGGGCGGAAGTTTTCTTACGTCGTCGTTTACTTCTGGCTCGTCTTCGTTCACCATCTACAGCGCGACGGCACCCGAAAATCTTGCAAGGAACGGGCTGATCGTTGCTGGCTCTGCGCCAACGCCGGTCGAGTTTGAGTTTGTTTTTTATGGTGGGTCTGGAGCGGACCTTGTGGCCGGGCAACTGGA